GGTCGTACCGTCGTGGCTGGTCTGGATGACGACATCGAGCGTCGGGGTAGTGCCGCTGCGCGCCGTAACGTCCAGCAGCACCCGCGCCGTGCCTTTGTCGCCTACTTCCACCGCAGCACCGTTGCCAGTGGCAGTGCGCGCCGCGCTGGCCGCAAGGGTTAGCGCGCGCGTCTCGGCCCATCGGCCGCTTTCGGTGTTGTAGCCCATGGCTTTAGGGCACCAGGCCGAAGTCACCGTAGATGAACGCCTCGGGGCGGTATACCGCCAACGCCAGGCGTTCTTCGGCCAGGATGGTCACCAGGTTCTTAGTGAAGTCGTCTTCGTTTTCCGTAGCGACTTCCACGCGGGCCTGCCACCGGTCGAACACCTGCGCTCCCATCTGGAAGGCCCCGGCCAGGAACTTGTCGGCGCTGATGGCCTGGGTGGTGACCACCGGGCGATTCCACAGCGTGGCGCCAATGACGCCCTGTGGATTGCCGATGATGTAGCGGCCGGTGGAGTCCTTGGTCAGCTCGATGCGCGCCCAGTCGATGGGGTTGAGCACCATGCCGCTGGACGGATACTCTGCCAGTTCAGCCTGCAGCAGCGCGAGGCGCAGCATGTCGATCTGGGTGGTGTCAACCATGCCCAGCGGATCCACGAAGGCGGTGGCCTGCGGGATGATGCCCAGCAGGTTCTGGCCGGTGCCGTCGCCATTGAGCAGCTGCAACTCTTCCTTGTAGGCGAGGCCGTAGCGCAGACGGTGGTCGATCAGGCTTGCCAGCTGCGACGCGTCGCTCAGGATCTGGCGCGATGCCTTCACGAAGTGCGCGATCACCTTAGCCGATGTAGTGATCAGGTCGTACTTCAGGGTGGATTCTGGCTTCTTAGCGGCCTCGGCAGTGGGCGCTGCATTGTTGGTGAAGCCGGTTTCCTTGACGTACTCCAGCGCGCTGCCGTCCATGGTGCCGGGCGAGATCAGGTCACGCACCGTCATGCGGCGCTCTGGCAGGCCGAGGACGCCGGGAGCACGGGTGGTCTGCACCAGGTCACCGGCAGAGCCATCAGCATCGGTGGTCAGGCTAGTGATGGCTGCTTTCACCGGCATATCAACTCGGCCACGCGGCGTGGTCTTGTCCAGGAAGGCCTTCACTTCTTCGCTTTCAATAAAGCGCTGGCCCAGAGACTGGTGCGGCGCATTGGAGCCACCGCCATTGGCTTGGATCTGGGCGAGTGCTTGCTCTGCCGCCTTCAAATTGGCCTGCAGCTCGCCCTGCTTGATCAGCATCTCGTCCACCTTCTCCTTGTTGGCGGTGGACATCTGGACGCCCTTGGAAGCTTCTGCCAGCGCCTTCTCCCCTGCCTCCTTCACCTGGCCGCTGATCTTGTCCAGCGCAGCCTTGATTTCGGTGGGGTTGAAGCTTTGGGTGTCGCCCAGGATGGCAGCACCGCCCAAGGCCAGAGCGATGTCAGGGTGCGTCAGCAGGAAGGCGTGAACGGGAGCGGCTACATCGACCCCCATGGCTTGGGCGCCGAGCGACACGGCGCAGAGGGCGATCAGGGCGACCGCGATAGTTTTGCGTTGCATGGTGTGTTTACCTTTCAGGTGGTGGGTTAAGAGAGAGAGAACTCACGGAGCGCGGAGAGCACTTCAGCGCCTTGATGGGCCGGAGCGCGTTCGGTGGGATCGCCCGCACCGCTGCCAGCGGGATCACCCGCGCTGGACTTGAATTCAGAGATGAGGCGCATCGCCTCGGACTTGGGGATGCCGCTGGCGCGCAGCGCAGCCTCCAGCCGCCGGGCTGCGTGGGCTTGTGCCTTGGCGTCCCCCTGGCCCACCTGGTCGGAGGGGAGCAGCTCATCCGCGAAGCCTTGCTCAATGGCAGCGCTGCCGCCGATCCAGGACTCAGCGTCCATCAGCTTGGCGATGGCCTTGAGTTCTGCTCCAGTGCGGGCCACGTAGATGTCGGCCATGGCGGCGTCGAAAGGCTCCAGCCAGTCGGCGATTTCACGCAGGTCGATGCGGTTGCCAGCGGCCACCACCCAGCTGTTGTGCACCATGAAGAACGCAGCACGCGCGATCTGTACGTTGTCGCCAGCCATGGCAATGATGCTGGCGGCCGATGCCGCCATGCCCAGCACCTTCACGGTCACATCACCCTTGTGCTCGCGCAGCAGGTTGTAGATGGCCAGGCCTTCAAACATGTCGCCCCCCGGGCTGTTGAGGTTGACTGTGACCGGGCCGGCACCCAAGGTGCGCAAGGCCGATGCAACGCGCCGGGCGGTCACGCCCTCGCCCGTCCAGTAGTCGTAGCCGATGGCGTCGTAGATGCTGATGCTTCGGTCCTGCTCGTCTTCTGCAGCTGCCGCTTTCAGGCCAGGGTTCCAGCGCTCGAAAGCGCGGGGAAGGATCTCGCTGCGCACGCTGGCGCTCGGCCTGCCCATCGGGGCGGCCGGTAGGTTCTTCACGCTCATGGTCAGCCTTTCTGCGGCTCGGTTTCGTTGCTGAGGCCCAGCCAGGCGCGTATCGAGGCGCGCGCCTGCTTGTCGGTGGTGGATGCCTGGCCCAGGGCATCCAGGGTGGTCATGGCGGATTGCACGGTGAGCACCGCAGCGTTACCGCCCAGTGGGTCGCGGTCTTCCAGCTCGCGCACTTCGTCGCGGGTCAGAATGCCGTTGTTGACCATGGCGGTGTAGAAGGCTGCGCGGCCTGCGCTGTCGGCCCGCAGCAGGCCTTCGACAGCAAACTTTGGGTAGAACCGCGTGCGCTCACCAGGTGTGAGCAGGTCCTTGCTGATGGCCTGCTCGATGCGCTTGAGCCAGGGGCCCAGCGTAAACATCAGGAAGGCGATCATCTGCTGCTCGATACCGCTGCCCCAACTGGTGGATTTCTCGGTGTGGCCCACCATCCAGGGCGGTGTGCGGAACCAGCGGCAGATCTCCTCAACACTCCAGCCCCTGGACTCCAGCAGCTGCACGTCCTTGGGGTTGATGGTCAGAGGCTTGACGTCGATGCCGCCTTCCAGCAGCGGGGTCTGGCCCGTCTCCAGCAGCCCCAACACGTTCTTTCGGAAATCGTCGCGCTGTTCTTTCTTGAGGAATTCCTTGAACGTGTAGTAGATGTTTTGCAACGCGCCGTTGCGGAACACCTTGCCTGCAGCCTTGTCGGCAGCTATGGCCTGGCCGAACACCGCAGACCCGTACTGCACCACGCTGACGCCGTTTTTACCGTCCAGCGAGAAGCCCGGAATAGTCCAGACTCGGGCGGCAGGGATGATCCGGCGCGTGCCGTTGTCATCGGTGTAGTGCCACTCCAGCACCACGTTGCCCTGGCGCTTGTGCGGGGTTAGCCGGTCGGGGTTGAGAAACACCAGGCCGACCAGGCGACCGTTGAAAATCAACTTCTCAGCACGTCCCGCGCCGCGTAGCAGCATGGCCGAAACCATGGACTCCCAAAACACAGCCGCCGTAGCGTCGGGGTTCGGTACGTCGTGCAGCACGCTGTAGAGGGGGTGCTGCTGTGCAAGGCGCTTTCCGCCCGCGCCGGTCCGTTCGTAGATGCTGAGCGGCAGCGTAGCAATGGTCTCAGCGATCAGTCTGACGCACGCCCATACTGCAGAAATCTGCAGCATGGTGCGAGGGCTTATCGTGACGCCCGTCACACTGTCGGACCCGAGCACTGCTGCCATGCCAGGCACATCGCTGACGCTGACACCTTCGCCGCCGAACAGCGCGGTGACGGCTGCGCGGATGCGGCTTTGTCGGCGTTGTGCGGTTGGTTTCTTCATGGATTACCTGCTGGTTTTGCGCCAATGCCTGCTGGCGCGGAAAAGAAGCCGTCCCGGTCGCCTACGTCGGGGGTGTTTGCCAGTGCCCGGCCCAGCGCCATCAGCATGGAGATCACGCCGTCGATCTTGTTTTCGGGGCGCTCTTTGGTGGGTTGCATCAGTTCGTTGAACTTCGACTGCTTCACCACCAGGTTGCTGACCATCCAGGCAAGCACGGGGTTGCCCTCATGCTGCAGCTGGCCTTCCAGCACGAGGTTCTCCACTTGGATCAATGCCGGGGTGAAGAACATGGCGCGCTGCGCGATCTCGACCAGCGGCAGGCCTTCTTCAATCAGCTTGCCCGCGAAGTACATGGACAGAGCCGGATCGAATGCGATCTCCTGCACGTCAAATCGGCGGCAGTACATGCGCATGTCGTCTGCCACGCAGTCGAAGTCGGTGAGTGCCCCGTCTGTGACCACCACGTAGCCCTGCCGCGCCCAGCCTGCAAGGTGGGCGTTTCCGCTTTCCTGCACGGCCAGCTCGTTCAAGTACAGACGTGTGCACACGTTCCACACGGTGACGGGCTCATACACGCCATCAGGGCCAGGCCTCAGCACTTCGGACTGCCAAGCGAGCGTGAGCGCTGCAAAGTCTTTCTTCTGCGCAAGGTCCAGGCCCATGTAGACCCTGGACCCGTCAGGGATGACCGCGATGCTCAGCTCAGGCTCCGCGCATTTCTCCCAGGCCCGCATGTCCATCCACGGGCTTTCACCGCTGACCCACACATTCAGGCGCTTTGTCAGGAAGTTGGACAGCGCGCTGGGCATGGCCATGGCCTTGCTGGCCTGCGCCTGCAGCTCATCGAGCTGGACCGACTTGCCCAGGTTTGGGTTGGCCTTGATCCACACCGCTGGGTCGAAGTGGTCATCACCATCGTCCAGCGTGTAGATGATCCCGAACACCCGCTCGTCCTGCACCACTCGATCCAGGATCTTGGTGACGTGCGTGCGCCGCTCGTAGCAGATGCCGCTGCGGTCGGTGCCGGCTGTGGTGATGGTCCACAGCAGCGACTGCTCACGCGCGCCGCGCGCGCTGTCGATCACGTCATAAACCGCCCGCGTCTTGTGCGCGTGCAGCTCATCGAGCAGCGCAAAGTGCACGTTCAGGCCGTCCAGCGTGCTGCCTTCGGCAGCCAGCGGCGCGGCCTTGCTGCTGGTGTGTGCCACCGTCAGGCTGTGCTGCATGATGGCGACGCCCAGGTGTGTCCGCAGGCCTGGCGAGCGCTCGGCCATGGCCTTGGCATCGTCGAACACGATGCGCGCCTGGTCACGGGTAGTTGCCGCCGTGTAGCACTCGGCACCGTGTTCGCCGTCAGCGGTGAGCATGTAGAGCAGCAGGCCGGAGCCCTTGGCGCTTTTGCCGTTCTTACGGGCCTCTTCCTCGTACGCTTCCAGGAACCGGCGCAGCCGTGTCTCGTGATGCACCCACCCGAAAACGGTGGTGAGAATGAAGCACTGCCAGGGCTCCAGATTCAGGTGGTGCCCATCGCGCGCCCATTTGCCCTTGATGTGGGGCAGCAGCTCGATGAAGGCGCACGGGCGCGACGCCCGCTCGGCATCGAACACCCAGGGCCAGTCTTCACTGGGCTCGCGCAACAGGTCATCCGCCTGGCGTTGCACAGCCAGGCGGGTCCATTTGCATGTAGGGATCGTGCCGCCGAGAACGTCGCGCATGTACTGTTGCGCGCGCTCGACGTATTCGTTCATCGGTGGTTCGGATTGGAGAACATGGCGAAGCCGGTGGGTCGCGCCTGGGGTTTTTCGTCAATACCGGGCAGCGTGGGCTGCACGTAGTTGCTGGCCTGCACACGGCCACGAGCCGCGGGACTGAGGCCGAAGTGCATCAAGTAGCGGTTGAGCTGCTCACGGTGCTTGCCGATCAGCTGAACGATCACGCTTTGCTGGGCGTAGCCGCTTGGTGTAGTGGCATAGCTGGCCTCGTACACGGCATCGGCATAGTCCATGCCGCCGTCCACCTTGACTTGCACTTTTCCATTGAAGGCCATTTCCAGTTCAGCCAGCCGGCCCGCAGCCTGGCAGTACAAAGCCAGTGCGGCGCGGTCCAGGCCGCTGATCAACCCCAGCTCTTCCAGCAGGGGCGTGATCCGCTTCCATTCCTTTTTTGCTTCGATGCCCAGATGCTTCGGCGGGCTCGGGATCTCAATACGGGGATTGACCCCGGCAGCCAGATCGAGCGGACGTCTTCCCGCATTGCCCTCCAGCACTCGCAACGCGGCAGGCTTCGGCAATGGACCACGTGAACCAGACATATCAATCTCCTATAGTCCCGGCGGGGTACCCCCCCTCCCAAAACCCGCGCGCGCAAAAATTTGACTAGGCGGTCGGTTTCCGCTTCGAGGGCTCCAGACTTTTGACACCCCCCTCCCCCTGGACGACCGCGCGGCCCGCCGGTCAGGAGTCGCGGTAACCGTTCCAGGCCCGGCGCACACCGCGCGCGGTCTCCGCCTTTGTCTTCAGGGCGTGACAGGGACCGCATATTGACTGCTCATTGCTCAGGTCATCGACGCCGCCTTCTGCCAGGGGCACCCGGTGATCGCGGATGGTGGCGAGCGTCACACGGCCTGCCTCTTGGCAAGGCTCGCAGAGTGGCTTGCGCTGGAACAGATCAGCGCGCATGGCCTGCAGCCTGCGGCCGGTGATCCGCTTCGTCTCCTTCGCAGCTGGTGCCCAGGCTTTCTTGGGATGCTTGGGACAGCGGCTTGTGCCGTCATGAACCAACAGCCGGCACCCCGGATAGTTGCAAGGTCTGGGAGCGGCAAATGGCATGAGAATGGGGGCAACAAACGATTGGCGCAGCGCCACGAGGGAAACTATGAACAAGGACCTGATCCGCGAAATAGCAGAAGCAATCGCTGCCGAACTACTGTTCTCTAACTGGCGGCTCTATGCAATCTTGGCAGCTCTCTTCATACTATCGAAAGCTGCGGACGTCTTCATAGAAAAATATCTTGGCAAGCGCGCAGAGATAAAAGCCGCCGCAGCTGATCTTCACCATGTTGTTCATCAGTTGGAAGAAACAACCAAAGCAACTGAAGCCATTCGCATCGAGTTTTCGAGAGCCGATTGGCTAGATAAAGAATGGAGATCTGTACGGCGCGTGAAACTGGAGGAGTTACTTAGCTGCGCGCAATCAATGCTCGCAGCAATGTCCTATCGATCACTCGCTGATGAGCCCGAAGAACCGAATCCTTTGGGAGACAAGCTGCAAATGTTATGTACCCTGTATTTCCCCGAGCTACAAGATGAGGTAATGGGGATCTACGAAACATTCAAGCGCGCAAAGATTCACTATTCGAACTGTTGGAGTGATCGCTGCGAAGCACTTAACCGTCGAGATTTTGCAACGGTGGAGAATGTGCAAGCAGATTACTCAATACAGCAGAAGCAACATCTTCGCGACTTTCTGATCACGTACTACGCGCTAGGCAACGCCTCTAGTCGAGTCATGCTTTCGATCGCTGCTGGCACTTCTGCGAAGCAATGAGAAAACCCCGACAAGCTCAACGCCTGCCGGGGTTCCCACTGATGTGTCGCGGGTGGAGGCGCAACACACACACAGTGCCTGAAATGTACCGGAAAGGTCTATGTTGTAAAACTCCCCGCGTCTATAGCGCCTTGGCCTTTTGATCGGCTATCCGCGCTGCAACGCGCTTGCGTTCGCGCTCCTCAGCCTGCGCCTCTAAGTAGCCCGCCAGTGCATGGTCTGCCTGCTCCAGCTGCGCGTGGATCGTGGACTCTGCACGCTGCATGCGCCGTGCCGTCTCAAGCACGCCCAGGTCCTGCAGGTAGATGCACTCCAGCGTCTTGTACAGGTGACCCTTGCCCAGCTTCAGCGACGTAACCGCTTCCTCCATCTGCACCGCTTCCTCCTCGAAGTGCGGCACCATCGCGCCGTTGTAGCTGCCGCGCTGCCACACGTCCACGGCGAGGATGTTGCGTGTGTGGTAGCCCAGGCCCGCATCGTTCTGCCTGGCTTTCCACAGCGCCCAGTTGTCCAGCCGCCGCTGGATGTGCTTAAGCCGCGCCATACGTCCGGGCCTCCTCATCGGTCATGGGCCAGATGCACACGTGTGCACTGCCGAAAGCCACCAAGAACTCGGCCACCTGCGACATGCGTGGATCACCCCGGCCGAACGGCGTGCCCAGCACATACCCACCCTCCAGCGCGTAGAAGCAACCCGGCTCGCCACGCAGCCCGCGGCGCACCAGCGCGAATGCCTCAGGCCCGATCTGCGCCGCCTTGTCCTCAATGGCCTGGCGCACGTTGGGCATGCGGGTCTTGATCACCTGCAGCCGCTGGTCCACCAGCGCCTTCATCCCGTCCTGGCTTTGCTGCTCTGACATACATGCCGCTCCTTTCCGGGCCGTCCACCCGTCCACCATTTATTACTGATCACACACACAAGACAGGAGGGTCTGCGCGCACGAGCGCGAGCGCACACGCACCCATCCCTGCGCCCCTATGTAAGAGGCTCACGACTCACAAGACAATGCAGCGGCTTCGACTGGTGAAATGGCTCCATAGCCCACCGCCGTGGCCCCAGTGGCAAACCCTGGACGGCTGGACGGATTGCCACGCACACGCGTGCAAGCCGCAGCCTTGGGCAGCCTGTTGTGCAGTGCTACGTCATAGGCGCATGCAAGGACGTCCCCGCCACTGCACCGCAACGCTGGCCGCGAATCGCGCCTCCAGACAGCGTTGCGCCACAGCGCGTTTGTTGACCGCTGGTCTTATCCGGTGCCGTGCACACCGTTCGCTTACCAGGGGCGGTCATAGTCCCCGCCTCCGCTGGCCCAAGCCGCACCGGGCTCGTCCAGCTCACCGCCCGCTGGCGCAGGTGCAGGGCCAGGCCCAGGCACCGGCGCAACAGGTGGCGCGTTGTTGTCTTCGTCATCCTCGTCAGGGGGCACAACAGGCGGCCACACGGCCGGCGCCTTATACCCCCGCCTGCGCTGGCCACCGCCCTCGCGCTTGTCTTCCCAGCCGTACTTCACCAGCCAGTCGCGGACTTGCCCCTCCAGCGGGTTGCTTGACTTGCCAGGGTCAGTGCCCAAGGCCACGACCAGCTCCGCCACCGTCACAAACGTGGTGTGCTGGTTGATATAGGCCGCGCCCTTCGACTCAGCACTGGGCGAGCCCGCCCGGGTAAGCAGGTCATATAGCCGCGACTGGATGCCCGTCTCCACCACCCGCTTCTCCTGCTCTGGCAGAAAGTACCGCTGCTCATCCTCCTCAGACGGGAAGATCTGCGCACCCTGCAGGTACAGCGCCATGGCCTCGGCAAACAGCTGGCCGCGCCACTTCATCACCCACTCGATGCGCAACCGCCGCTCCACCCACACGGGCCAGAACCGGCGGTTGCCCGTCAGGTCGTAGAGGTACTTCTTTTTGTTGGTGGTGCACCAGATCACCACCTGGCGAGGGTGCGGCTTCACGTACTTGCCGTACGCGCCGCGGTACCGGTCGGTGGTCGTGCTGAAGAACTGCTTTACCGCCTCGCTGTCAGCCCTGCGGAAGGCCGTCATTTCAGACAGCTCGTACCCCCACAGGCCCGCAAGCTGCTCCATGCCATCCTTGCCGGCGCCGATATCGAAGTGCGTGTCGCTGAAGTAGTCCTTGCCCACCAAGGCCTGCACCAGCGTGCTCTTGCCCTTGCCGGTCAACCCCTCAAGCACCACCGAGTAATCGAACTTCACGCCCGGCTCCATGGCCCGCGCCACCTGCCCCAGCAGGATGTATCGCCCCACCAGCTCCAGGTAACGTTTGAACCGCGGCTTCGCCGCAAGCGCTGCGGGGTCATGCCCCAGCACATGAATAAGCCACTTCTCCAGCCGCGGCGTGTTGTCCCACTTCAGGCTCTTGAGCCAGTCCTGCACCGGGTGAAACGGGTTCTCATCCGCCACCGTCTCAATCGCCTCGGCCAGGGCCGCGCGTGATGGTGACTTGATCTTGTATCTCTGCTCCAGGTAGTCGCCCAGGCGCAGATCGTCCTGATCCTCAACCTGGCCCGCACTGTCACGCCAGGGCCACGCCTTGCGCGTTGCAGGCCCGTCGCGCAGCTTGTCATAGCCCAGGCACCCCTGCAGATCCGGCGCCTTGCGCAATGCCGCCACGATCATCTTGCGATTGGGCTGCAGCTCGAACACCTTGATCTTGAGCTGCTCCGCGATGAACGCCAGGTGGGCCGAGAACTCGTCCCCATCGTCATCACTGCCGCCACCTCCAGCGCCCCCAGTGCCAACGGGACTATCGATTTTTTTTCCACCACCGCCGCCACCCGCTGCCGCTGGTGCCGACACATCGGCCAGCAGGCCGCGCGCCTTGCCAAAGAAGCCCTGCACGCGTGCAAAGTCCCACCCGTCCGCCTCGATGGCGTCGCGGCAGTCCCAACCATCGGCCACCGTGCCGGGCTCAGGGATGGGCAGCAGCTGCACCGTGCATGCCTGCTCATCCCGCAAGTGCGCGCCAATGCTCACCATCGCCTTCATGCCCGGCTGCTTGGCTTCGGGCAGCATCGGCATGGCCTGCGCCGCCAGCTTCAATGTGGCATCGCGCACCTTCGCGCGGTCGTTGTCGGTGATCTGCCCGCCCAGGGCTTCGAGCTGCTCCATGGCCTGCGCAAGCAGCTTGGTCTGCACAGCTTTGGGCACGGCCTCGCGCTTGGCATCGCAGTCAGGCCACAGGATCACCGTGTGGCCCTTCAGCCAGGACCAATCCGCTTTCGCCCAGACCTTGCAACCGCCCGGCCAGCTGGCCACGCAGTACACACCCGGCGCACCGACATCGAGCAGCGCCTGCAGCGCCTCGGCCTTGCGCTCACCCTCCACCAGGATCACCGTGCGGCCATCAGGCGGTGCCCGGGCAGGAACAGCGGGCGCGGCTCATCCCACTGGCGCCAATGCCACTTGCACGCCCCATCGCGCGCACTCATGCACCACGTGTACGGCAGCGTGTCTTTGCCGCCCGTGCTGGTGATGAACCGCGCGACATACCCGTGCAGCTCGTCGCCCACCTGATAGGTGGCCGTGTGTTCCAGCGTCTCAGGCTTGCGGTCGAAATGTTTGAAAGTCGGCTTGGCCGCATTAGCTGGCACCGGCCGCACCGTCGCCCACCCCTCGGGCTCAGCCTTCGGCTTCGGCGGCGGCGCAGGCCTGGGCGGCGCCGGCGGCGGGGGCACACCCCCTGCAGGCGCCTTCACAAGGCCGGCCACGCTCTCCAGGCCCTCCTCGCGTGCCACCTGAACAGCAGCCTTCGCCATGCTCAGGCCATGAATGGCGGCATACAGGCTCAGCAAGTCGCCGCCCTGCTCATCACTGGCAAAGTCACCCCAGCGCCCGTTAGTCAGGTTCACAGAGCAGCTGCTGCCCTTGCCGCCACTGAGCGAAGCACAGACGTACTCATGCCCGCGCTGATCGCCATCGGGCAGCCACAAAGGCACCCGCCGGTCGGCGCTTTGCAGCAACGCCTCGGCCAGGGCCGCAAATTGAATCGGGGGAAGAGGTGCACCGCTCATGCAGTCACCTCCAGGCGCGCGCTACAGAAGCCGGCGTCTCCACCACCGGCGGCATCTTGAAACAAGGTCATGAGGTGTCAGACGCCCCATACCCGCAGCACGCTGCCCAAGTCCACGAAACCCGCCTCGGCCTCAGCCTCCATGGCAGGCGCGTATTCCGCCACCGGCCGGTTGCGGTGCTCCACGCGCCGCGTGCGCGGCTGGTGCAGCTGCTTGGCACGCACCATGTTCGGCACCGTATTGCGCGCGGCCTGCAGGCCCACGCAGGCCTTGGCCGCAATCTCCTTCAGCGTAGGGCCACGCTCAGGCGTTGCCAGCTCGCGGCAGGCGTTGAACAGTGCCAGGCGCACCTCCCCCGCCGGCCTCATGCTGCACCGCCTGGCTGCGCGTTCCAGCGCTCCATGGTTCGCTCATGCTTCGCCGCCAGGTGGCGCATCAGGCCCTGGCCGTCAGACACCAGCGCGGCCCACTTTGTGCGCACGTCTTGGATCTCGTTCGTGCTGATTTGCCCATCAGCGTCGGCAGCAGCTGCAGCGCTGACCAAGTCGGCAAATTCACGCATGAGCTGGGCCAGGGCCTGGCCCGTCACGGCGTCGCCAGACAGTTGCCCTTGGGGCAGCAGCACCAGCATGCCGCCCACAGCCTCGGCAACTCGGCTCGGGTAGTCCACCGCATGGGCGCTGCCCACCTCGACGCACATGGCGGCAATCTCGGCCGCGTCCACCGCACCCAGCTTGTACTGCGGGGCCGCACGCAGCTCCTTCTCCAGCGTGCTCGGGCTCTTGCCCAGCCGCTGGGCCACGGCATCCACGCCGCCAGGGTAATGACGCACGGCGCACCGCACGGAATCAAGCACGTTCATCTGCTCCACCTCATAAAACGCTAAAGACGCACCCCACCCTGGCGCCGCACACTGCAGGCCAGGGAGAGAGTGAAAACATGGGAGAAAAAAGAGTGCGCACCACCACGCAGCCGCAC